GTCACACGCGCGTCGCGGGAGGTAAAAACCGAAAGGGACATGACAGCAAACCAGACTAAGAAGTACAACGAGCTGCTTAACCAATACGAGCAGCGCACAGATCTAACACCAGGACAGTGCCAACTGCTATACACCTTGGCATGCGTAATTTGTGAAGAGACAGAGTTGCAATCGTACTGCAACACGAACGGCACATGTTATCAGGTGACCGGCAAGAGTGGCGATGTGTACAGCCGCATGCGTCCAGAGTGGCAACAACTCAAAGAGGCACGCCACCGCAAACAAATCATTATCACACGACTGGAAAATTGGATTGGGGAGGGCAAGCCAGCAGCTGACGAGAATGCAGAGTTCTTCGGATAAGTATTGGTTTGATGAGGCGGCGGCAGGGAAAGCAGTGGACTTCATCGAGAAGTTCTGCACGCACGTCAAAGGCGAGTTGGGTGGCAAGCCTTTTCTCCTTGAGGACTGGCAGAAGGACGACATCATACGACCGCTATTTGGGTGGAAGGATGCCGACGGACTACGGCGCTATCGCACTTGCTATGTTGAGATACCTCGTAAAAACGGCAAGTCTAATCTGTCTGCTGCTATTGCTCTCTATATGCTCTTTGCTGATGGCGAGCCTGGCGCTGAAATTATCTCCGCTGCTGGAGATCGTGGTCAAGCGAATATCGTCTTTGATATTGCACGGGACATGATCAGCAACAACCGGCACTTGACGCAACGATCGCGTGTGCTGCGCAACGTCATTAAATACAAGTCCTCCTGGTACAAGTCGATTAGCGCCGAGGCATACACCAAGCACGGGTTGAACTGTCATGCCGTGATTTTCGACGAGCTGCACACACAACCGAACCGCGAGTTGTGGGACGTACTGACCACCTCGACAGGTGCTCGACGTCAGCCATTGACCATGGCACTCACGACAGCTGGCCACGATCGCGCGTCCATTTGCTACGAGGTACACGAATACGCCGAAAAGGTGCGCGACGGAATCATTGACGACCCGACGTTTCTGCCTGTGCTGTATTGCGCCGACGTGGACGACGACTGGACGCAAGAGGAAACATGGCGCAAGGCTAACCCGGGGTACGGCAGCATTTGCCACAAAAGCTACTTTGACCAAGCAGTACAAAACGCAAAGGCCAATCCATCTATGGTAAACAGCTTTTTGCGACTACACTTGAACATATGGACATCAGCAGAAACCGCGTGGATTCCGGACGACATCTGGATGAAGGGCAACAAACCCATTCCGTATGACTTACTTAGCACTTTGCCGGCTTATGGCGGCCTTGACCTTGCATCTACTCAAGACCTCACAGCATTCTCGTTGTTGTTCCGTGACGATAGCAATGACTGTTTTTATCTTGTTGTGCATCAATTTGTCAATTCAGAAAAGGCGCACACCAAGAAACTAAGCGCAGGAATTGACTACCTGGCGTACGAGCGCGAGGGCGACATTACGATTACACCAGGCAACGTGACTGACTATCGCATTGTCAAAGATTACATCGCTGACCAGTGCGCCAAATACGACGTCAGGTCAATTGGATACGACCCGAGGTTTAGCACCTACATCGTTAGCGAGCTAGAAGCCGACAACATCACCATGGCCCCGATGGCGCAAAACATCACGACCATGAACGGACCGACAAAGGAGTTCGAAATGGCGGCGATGCGCGGCCAAATCATTCACGGCGGCAACCGTTGTTTGCGTTGGCAAATGGGATGTGCAGTCGTGTACACTGATGTAAACGAAAATAAGCGCGTCACCAAAGAACGCCAGGAGAACAAAAAGGTGGATGGCGTAATTGCAAGTATCATAGCCATGAACGAATATTGTCACACGCTTGGCGAAGACGACATCATGCTGGAAATCTTTGATTTGTAAGTATTTTGCCGTATATTATAAGATAACCCGTAACGTATGGCCACACTAACCGAACGCCTGAGCGCCTTGTTTCGTTACCGAGTAGGTAAGTACAACAGCCAAACAATCGAGGCCGAAATGGGCATCAACCCCATCGTGCGCAGCGGAGTCAATGTTACCGAACAAAGCGCACTGGCCATTAGCACCGTTTACGCTTGCATCAACAAAATTGCAAGCACGATTAGCAGCTTGGACCTTGAAATTTACGTGCGTGACGGCCGCAACATTGAGGTGGCCAACCAACACCCATCGTACGAGCTGATTACGTCAGCCCCAAATGAGCATCAAAACGCATACGACTTCTGGGAAAACCTGATGTCGAGCGCGCTCATGTACGGCTGTGGGTACGCAATTATTGAGCGGAACGCACGAGGTTATGCAGAGCGCCTGGTGCCGGTGAGTTACTACGACGTCGACGTCAAGGAAGTGGAGGGAGAGCGCGTCTTTGTCATCCGTAATTACGGCGCAGTGACCCAGGAAAACATGCTGGAGATTAGCTGCATGAACAAAATGTCGCCAGTTCGTTTGCATCGCGAAAATATGGGCTTGGCCAAGGCCGCACAGGACTTTGGAAGCGAGTATTTCGGGCAAAAAGGGCAAATGACAGGCGTTTTGGCGTCAGATCAGCCGCTGCGAAAGGAACAAATGGACGTTATTCAGAACAGCTGGAACCAAAGCGCAATGAACGCAGGTACCAAGCTGTTGCCGTTCGGTTTTAAGTACCAACGCATTACAATTACGCCAGATGAAGCGCAGTTTATTGAGACGCGTAAGTTTCAAGCGGAAGAAATTTGCCGCATATACAGCGTACCGACGTCGCTTGTACAGCTACCGAGCCAAACGACGTTTAACAACGTAGAACAGCAGAATTTGCAGTTTGCGCGTCACACAATTGCCCCATGGGCCAAGCGCATTGAGCAAGAAATTGACCGCAAGTTGATTCAGAGCTTTGAGCGCCCAGACGTTTACAGCAAATTCAACATGAACGACCTGTACCGTGGTGACTTGGCTGCTCGCACTAACTTTTACCAGCAAATGCTGCAAAGTGGCGTGATGAGCATTAACGAAGTGCGCGGCAAGGAGCAGATGAACCCCGTAAACGGCGGTGATCAGCATACAATTCAGATTAATCAAATCGCATTGGACCGCCTGGGCGAGTACAGCGAGAAAGTATCAACCGATGGAGGACAACAACCAGCATAAAGACGCCGAGAAACGGACGATGGGCACAATTGAGGTGCGCGAGTCTGATGGCGACGAAATGACGCTTGAGGGCTACGCAGCTGTATTTAACAGCGAAACAGACCTCGGTGCATTCCGCGAAGTCATTAGGCCAGGCGCCTTTGATGACGTCATGGACAACGACGTGCGGGCACTCATCAATCACGACCCGAATCTCATCTTGGGACGTACGAGCAATGGCACGCTTGAGCTGTCAACAGACCAGCGTGGATTGAAATACAAAGTAAAGCTGGGAGACCAGCAATACGCACGGGACTTCTACGAAAGCGTTAAGCGCGGTGACATTTCACAGTCATCATTTGCGTTCACAATTGACAAGCAGTCATGGAACGAAGAACGCACAGTGCGCAGCGTAGACAAGGTGCGGCAACTGTTGGATGTGTCACCAGTGACGTATCCGGCATACGCAGCCGCCACGGTGCAAGCGCGTGACCAACAGCTTGATATTGACGAAGTGATCGCGGATGCGGTCGCCGACACAGATACAGAGAATAACGAACCTCAAATTCCACAACAAATGAATCTCAATGAGATGAAGGCGACTCGTGCCAAGCACGCCGATCGCTTTGAAGAGTTGGTAAACCTCGCAGAAACAGAAAACCGCGATTGGACCAACAACGAACAAGAAGAAGCCGACCTTTGCAAGCGCGAGGTTGAGCGTTTGGACGGCAAGATTGCACGCCGTCAAGCCGCTGAAGACATGATTACGCGTCAGGCCCAGATGGGCGGCACGTCAGTGTCAGAGGCAAAGGAAGTAAACCGCGTCAACAAATCTTTCAGCCTGAGCCGTGCCGTCAATGCCGTTGCACTGGGCAAAGCCTTGGAAGGTGCAGAAGCTGAATGGGCACAGGAAGCTGGACGCGAAATGCAAGCGCGCGGCTTGAACATGTCTGGCCAAATTGGTATTCCCGGTAACGCATTGTACCGTGCTATTGGTGATGCTGATGATTTTGCTGCTTCAGACGCTGCATACGCTGGTGCTGGCTTTGTGCCTACTGTTGTGCCAGGCGCTATTGACGCATTGCGCACGCCAACTATGGCCGAGCGTGTTGGCGTTACAACCATTAACAACGCAACTGCAAACTTGCAATTCCCACGCGTGAGCGCTAAGGCCGCAGGTACAGCAGAAGATGAAACCTCAGCTGATGCAGATTCCGGTTTGGACATGGACACTGTGACATTGACGCCAACCCGCGTTGCTGCAAAGACTTTGTGGTCAAAGCAGTTGATGTTGCAAGGTGGCGCAGCTGTTGACGCTCTCATCTCTCGCGAGTTGTCAGCAGGTATCAACGAGACCATCGACAAAGCAGTGTTTGCTGCTGCTGTTGCAGGTGCTTCTGGTGGTGCAGACGTTACTGGCGCATTGACTTATGCAGCCCTTACAGATGCTGAAAAAGACGTGCTGGCCGCTGGTGGTGATTTGTCACGCTGCGCGTTTGTCGGTTCCCCGTCGGCAATGAGCATTATTAAAGGCGAAGCAGCCGTGGCTAATATTCGTGCCGTTGTTGAAGGTAACAGCATTGATGGATTCACCACGTACTTTACTCCAAACGTTGTAGATTCAACTGGGGCAGGTACACCAGGCACGCTGTTGTTCGGTGATTACGCTGCGGGTATGTTGCTCGCGTTCTTTGGTGGTATTGACTTGTTGGTCGACCCATACAGCAACGCAGGTACAGCGCAAATCGCTTTGCACGTCAACAAGTTTTACGACACAGCGGTGCGCCAAGGCGGTGCGTTGTCTAAGTTGACAAACTTTAGCTGATAACAACTAAACTTGGAAGCCTGGCAATTGGGCTGGGCTTCCTTTTTTCTCTTGCCATGATCATCGACAAACCTGTATACACATCTGGAACTGACGTCGTATCACTTGCTGATATGAAGCTTTTTTTGCGCGTTGACGGGTCTGACGAGGACACCACGATCACGGCATTGCTCAATGCTGCAGTTACGCACATCAGCGACTACACAAATCGTCATTTTACAGGAGACAGCGACGCCAAATTTTACTTGGAGAAGTGGCGTAGCGCATCACTGGCTTTTGGTCCTGTAACGCGTATCAACGCCGTTAAGTATTACGACAGAAGCGGCACCTTGCAGACCTTGCCGGCAGCTAATTGGTACAACGAAGCGCACACAGACAACACAGTGCGTGTGTACTTCCACGACACGCCAGACCTCGAAGAATACAACGCATCGCCAGTGTACCTGGAATGTAAAGTTGGTGGAGCTGAGTCTGCATCTATTCAGGTAGCTACAAAGTTGCTTGTTGCACACTGGTTTGAGAACCGTCGTGCAGTAGTTACGGGCGCATCTGTCAACACAGTGCCCCTTAGTGTTCACAGCTTGCTTAACAGCGAGCGTATTATCGACATGCGGCAATGAACATTGGCCACCTCGATCGTCGCATCACACTTGAAGCGCCAAGCCCGACGGGGACTATTGACGCGTATGGTGAAATGTCACAGGCTGACGCATGGCAAACCTTTGTTACTGTGTGGGCAGCCATGGACAACAAGGCGGCGCGCAGCAGCATTATTGCAGATCAGGAGACTGCTATTAACCGCGTTACTTGGCGCGTACGTTCCTCGGCGTTCACACGCATTGTGACGCCTAAGTATCGCGTCAAATACGGCAACGATTATTACAATATCCTTGCAGTGCAGGAGGTTGGGCGCAAGCACATGATTTACCTGGTAACCGAACGCGTAATTTCCGAGTGATGGCAACGGTAAAGGTTGAAGGCATGGAGAAGGTGCTAAAAAAGCTTGACAAGCTGGCACAATGGAGCGAGAAGGATTACAAGAACCTTTTGGCCATCAACGAGCGCGTGGGTGATGTGTACACCGCATCCGCCAAGGCTAACATCAAAGACTTCTCACGCGACATCTTGGTGCAACGCAAAGACAGCTCAGACATCTTGGTTAAGCGTGGCCAGCTGCGACGCAGCGTTGGCATTTTCCAACCAGAGAAGCGCAGCACTAAGGTCATTGCAGGTCCACTTACAAACACGATTGGACGTCGAAAGACGCGCAAGTATTCTGACGGATGGTTTGCGCACATTGTGGAAGGCGGTGACAGCTTTGGCGTCAAGAAGACCACGCCTAACACAGGTGTATTTGAACGCAGCAAGCGTGCAACACAAACTCGCATGGAGGCGTTGCGCAACCGCTTGTTGAAACGCGAATATGAAAGGTTTATGCGATGAAAGTAGGACTGGCCATATACAATCTGCTTAAAAACGACACGCTCGTTAACCAAATCGTATCAGGTAGAATATACCCGGAGCTGGCAAGAGAAGGCGCATCTATGCCTTATATCGTGTACAGCGTTGTCAGCAACTCGCCAAGCGACACAAAAGACGGCACGCCTATTGACGAGGCGCAATGCGAGATTTTTAGCGTCGGCAGCACTTATCAAACGTGCAATGATTTGGCCGACAAGGTGCGTGCTGCACTAGATCGCAAGGGCGTGACCGTGACCGACGCAGAGGCTGGCAACATTACTGTGCAGTCTATACAATACACTAACGAAATAACCGAGGTGAGTGCTGACCGCAAGACTTATATTGCAGTGCAGGACTACACCTTTAGAATTAAACGATAATGGACCCTCTTACATTCATTGCAGAAAATTGGGGCGAGTTGACATTGGGCCTTTTGGCCTTTGCCAAGTTGGTGGTCAACCTTACGCCTACGGAAAAGGACAACCAAATTTTTGGTTACCTCGACGTACTCATCAACCTCATCATTGCAGACCGCAAAAAACCTACTAACAACGAATAATCATGGCCACTACTGGTATTTTTAATGGCTCACAGTATACGGTGATGTTTGAGACGGACGGCACCACGCCTGTCGTCGCAGATCACGTAACTGACCTGAGCGTCTCTGTGTCAACCGAGCCGCGCTTTGTTGCCTGGTTTGAAAACATTGACTGTCAACTTCACTGCGTTTTACGCTGGTGACGCCACCAACGGATACGACGAATTGATGACAGACTTTTTGGCTGGCGAAAAGCAAGACGTCAAGGTTTGTTCATACGACTTCGTTGCAGATGGCCAGGAAGCTGGCGACAAGGAGATTGTGTTCGAAGCCTACATTACCTCACTTGAGTTGAGCGCAGGAACAGAAGACAACGCGTCTTACACCTGCACCCTTGAGTGCGTCAGCGCAATCACATTCCAAGACGCCGTATAATACATGACAATCACCCTTGACAACCAGACTTTTCCTGTGCGCGCAAGCATGCGTGCGTGGCGAAACTTTGAAAACGAAACAGGTCACAAGGTGGCCACGTTGGACAGTGAGGACGTCACTAAGATGCCCGAACTACTGTACTATTTCGTGCAAGAGGGATGCCGCAAGCAGGGCATGAAGTTTCAAATGTCAGTGGATGATTTTCTTGGTCTGATTGACGTTGCGGACTTGGCAAATGTGATGAAGGTGATTGAAGAGTCGATGTCACCAGGCGGTGAAAAAAAAACCGAGGTGACAACGACAACAAGCCACTTGAATGGGACGAAATAGAGTCGTTGGGGTTGGGGCTATTAGGCCTCACCCCTAACGCTCTATACGACTTCACATTTAGAGAGTTCGGCAACGCGGTGCGCGGTCGGTACAAACTACAGGAAACACAACAGCGTGATGCCTGGGAGCGTACTCGATGGCAAACCGCGTTGTTGCTTAACGTACACACCAAAAAAGGCGCAAGCCTAAAGCCTAAAGACCTTGCCACATTCCCTTGGGAGAAGCAAGAAAAGAAAGACCCCCAGCACGGCTGGAATCAACTAAAAGCATTCGCAACAAATAAAGATGGCTAAACTCGGTGATCTCATAGTGCGCATTGGCGCAGATACGCGCGACCTCAACAAATCGCTTGGACGCGTGCAGCGCAATATGCGCTCGATGACAAGCAACTTTGAACGGCTTGGGCAAAACATGACGCGTAGTCTCACTTTGCCTATTGCTGCGTTTGGCGCGGCTGCTGTCAAGAGTGCTGCTGACATGGAGCAGCTAGAAACCTCATTTGTAAGCCTTACTGGTGGCGCAGAGCAGGCGGCAATGATGATGAAGCAGCTGAACGAGTTTACAGCTCAGACGCCATTTCAAATTGAAGCTGTTGCAAATGCCGCACGACAACTGATTGCAAGCGGCACAGAAATAGGCGACGTCAATCAACAACTTCAATTCCTTGGTGACATTGCAGCAACAAGCGGCAACAGCATTGAGGAAATCGCGGCCATCTTTGCTAAGGTTAATGCCAAGGGCAAGGTGGAGTTGGAAAATTTAAACCAGCTTGCAGAACGCGGCATTCCAATTTTTGACGCACTTGCTGAAGCTACTGGATTGCCAGCTGATAAACTTGGTGCTGGCGCTGTAAGTGTTCGTGAGTTTAATGAAGTGCTAGAGGGTTTTGCAGAACAAGGCGGTTTTGCTGCTGGCGCTATGGAGCGCATGAGTAAAACGGCTTCAGGTCGTTTTAGTACGGCCATGGATAACATGAAACTTGCACTGGCAAGTGTCGGCGAAAAAATCTTGCCTTTTGTCAATAAAGGTCTGGAGCAGTTTACGCGACTTATGCAAGGGTTTACAAAGTTGTCACCGACAACGTTAAAACTGGCTGGCGCTATTGCGGCAGTTGCGGCTACAATCGGCCCAATGATTGTTCTTTTGCCTAAACTGATTGGCCTTATTACAGCCCTGAAAACATCCTTCCTGCTGACAAGCCCAGCAATTTTGGGCGTGGCGGCTGTCGCGGGTACAATTATTGGTTTGTTTGCTAGAATTGCAAAAGAGGCAAAGGGGAGTGCTGACAAGGTGCGACAAGTAGAAAAGGCGATTGATGATTTAACCAAGGCCGAGTTACAGAGAGAATTAGGTGTAGGTAAGGGTGCAGATCGTACAGTCGTATTAGATGCGATTGAATTTGCAACAGATCGCGTAGCCGAGGCAAATGCAGAGTTAGCAAAGATTGAAGCAAAAATCGAACAAGGTGGGGCGGGTTTGCGTCGCGTGTACGCAAACAAGATTGCAGACATTGAAGAATACAGGACGACGTTTGAAAGGTCCATCCAAGCTGGCGAGAAACTGTTAGTTTTCTTTGATGCAGAGGAAGATGCAGTTGCAAGCGCCACGGAAACAACTGACAGTTACAACGAGAGCAGCGGGAAAACGGCGACTACGCTTGGTGAATTGTTTAGCGAACTCGAAAACGTGACAGTTGGCACGCATAGGGCAAACATGTCTATGGGCGAGTTCTTTAGCATGCTTGAAAACGTACAAGTGCAAGCAGAAGCTACAAAGCAACAGTTCATTGATATGGGCGACGTAATCCGTCAGGCGTTGACAGGCATTGCAGGTGCATTTGACGGCACGGGCAACTTCATCATGAAAGGCTTGCGCGTGTTGGGTGGACTCATGGTCAATATTGGTAGCCAAATGATTGCGCTTGCTATTACGATGAAGAAATTTCGCAAGTTTATCATCACGAATCCTGGACTTGCAATCGCAGCAGGTGTGGGCTTTGTCATTGCAGGTCAAGCATTGAGTAACATGGCGCAACGCAACCTTGAGGTGCCAGCACTGGCGCAAGGCGGTGTTGCATACGGTCCTACAATGGCCATGATTGGCGACAACAGAAATGCAGCGATCGACCCAGAAGTTGTAGCGCCATTGAGTAAATTAAGAGACATGATGGGCGGCAACCAGGTAGAGGTGTTTGGACGCATTCAAGGCAACGACATCTTCCTGTCTAACGCTCGAACAGGCACCAGCCGTAACCGTTACTCATGAGCAGTTACCTATACGCATCGAGCACCGCGCAAAGCATCAATGGCGAGGAATACGAAGTCCGCATCATTGAAAATGTAGCTGGCACGGACAGTACAAAGACATTTGATGTCGGACCGCAAGGCGTTAAGCTAGTGTACGAGAACACTGACGACACGCTGTTGCTGCCTGGTATCGTCCACTCACGTTGTGAGGTAGAGACTTTGTGGACAGCGGGTGACACGACTTTATCGAACCTTATTACCAACCTACTCGACTCGCAGGACGGCGAGTGGTTGTTAGAGATTTTGCGCGATGATACACGCATCTGGGTAGGCACAATTTTGTGCGAGCAGGTAGATCTACTTGAAAGCACACCAGTACAGTCGTTGCGCATTGTTGCGACCGATGGGTTGTCACTGCTTAAAAACGTCGACTACAATGACGACGGCACAGCGTACACAGGCTTTCACATTGTGTTTGACGACATTTTGCAAAACATCCAAGAGAAGTGGACTACTTGGTCTTATCTCGATTATCAAAACGGGAGTGAGATAAGATTGGAAATAGCGGACGACGTTTATTCCACTGACGATCGCGTTATGAAGTTGTTGACGCATCCTGGCGGGACGTTTTATGGGAACACGCGACGTATGCGGATTCATACGCACGCATTTAGTCAAACAGACAATGCTGGCAACACAACCTTTATTAGCTGTTACGACTTGTTGCAAAGCATTTGCCTGACATTACAAATGCGACTGTACTACTATGGGGACACTTGGTCATTCATACCTGTCAATCTTAGCGATGAAGCAATCACAGGTAATCAGTTGACATACCAAGATCAATTTTTGACCAATACAATAGTCGGTACATTTAATTATCAAGAAACCCTTACAACTCGTACTGCCTTAAAGGGTAATGAATGGGTACAAAGCTTTACGCCACAAATCAATAAAGTCAAGCTGACGCGAGACACAAACAAGGGATACGAAATCATTGCTGCCTACGACGTCCCAAACGGCATTACACAAACGCAAAGTACGCTGTCTTTTGAGGGACAAGACACAGCAGCTAGCGATCAAGCGTACATGTTGAAATTCACGGCGTACATTGAAAATACAGCACTGTCAAAACCGGAAAGTGAGAGGTTAGGGCGTATTGTATTTAAGTTCCGTATTCAGTTTGGCACTGGCGGCACCGCCACGTACTACAAAAACGCGATCGCCGCAAGTCCATTCGGACGTTTACAAGAATATGAGCTTGATCTTACACCCAATTTTAACAGCGGGGACTACGCGGAATTGAGTTTTCCTGATATTGGGTACAGCTCATCAGTTGGACAGTACTATTACCACAGGTCTGACAACAGCAATTACTACTACGATTTTAATACAGCAGGGACTCGATACCTAGAAGGTGCTATAAATGTGCCGCCACCGCCAACAGAGCGCACTGGTGTAACAATCATTCCGACAATCGAGGCATACGACAGTTTTGGCGCATACGACGTAGCAGCAACGGCTGCATTGACGAAAGAATTTGCAAGCTTGTATTTTGTAGCGTACAGCAACAATCAACTTGGCGTTGTTCCAAACTTCGACTTTGAAGCATCTTCCACGTATGGGCGTGGTGAAATTAAATTAGGCACAACGCACGTAGGCGGTTTAGGAGTTGGCATGGGCAGTATTCAAGTTGAAACGGCTGCTGGGGTTTGGAATACGACAGACAATTGGGTTAACCAGGCAGACGATACAGACCGACCAATTAATGAGCTGTGCGTAGAAGAAGTGCTTGCAGCACACTACAAATCACGCAAGGTTGAACGCGGTAACATTGTGTTGCGCGGCACTAATGCTACACCCAGCAAACCATATGCACGATTTAGTGATCGTGATACTGGCGAGTATTACACTGCGCTGAACTGGTCTTTGATTAGTACGCCATGTGAGATGGAGGTGACCTTGCGCAAAATTGGTCGCAATGCTATCAGTATTACGACTCAAGCGAATGTCGATAAAGAGGGAGAAAGGCCGGCGACGTCATCGACACAAAATCAGCCGAGCGGTCGTACACCCGCTATCATGTATTCATACAACACTCAGGCGCGCGATAACTTTCAGGGTGATTGGTCGTCTATTATTGGCACTGAGATTAAGGAAATGTACTATACCATTGGCAACGACGGGCAGGGTACATTTTTGGACGCGCAAGGCGTAATTACTCCTGGAGCCACGATAGTACGCAAGATATACGTCAACCCAAAGGGCTTGCAGGAACGTACAGATACAGGTTGGGTGTCACCAGCAGCTTTGCAACCTGGAGACAACCAACCCTTCAGTAAGTCTTTAGAGCTAATCAGAAATTACCAAACCAAAGAAGCAGATCACGGCTCGTACACCTTTATGGTCACATACAGCGAGGTCAATGAACAACCATTGCTAAACACCTACACTGGCGCTGAAGCAGCATATTCGTTGCGCAAATTGAACTCTAGCTACACAGGAGCAGCAATTAACGTCAGACGTACCTTACCCTCTGCTGCCTCGCAGAATATTGGTTTTACCGCAGCTGGTGAACTTGACACAGCAGCATTGTTAGCGTTCTGCGGCTCTGGTGATGGCTTTATCCAGATATGGTATGATCAAAGTGGCAATGGCCGCAATGCTTCTCAGTCAACGACAACATTGCAACCAAAAATTGTAAGTAATGGTGTTGTTTTGAAAGTCAATAATAAACCGGCACTCTACTTCGCGTCTGATTATTTAGACACTGCTGCATTTGGACCGAATCCAAACGGCGCAGTAAACGGTGCAGCCGTACTAAGATGGGACAATGTAACCGTGCGACAATCAGCAGCGAGCCAATGGGGTTCGTCAAGTGGTCAGCAAAACTTTTTCTTGCAAATGCAGGAATTGGTCGACCATACGCGTTGGGGTTGGCGGTATAGTGGCAGTACATTGGCGTACGTTGATCAGCCAGTGACCGTTGCCATCAACACGCAATATTTGATTAGCGCAAAGTTTGCGCAGGATTCTGTCACTGCTTTGTTTAACAACGCGGCTGGCGACGTCACAAACAATCCTTCAGGAGGTCAAACCGCGAACAATTCAAGCAATGTGTTGCGTATTGGTGGTCTATCTACAAACACCACGCAGCTAATGACAGGCTATGTTCAGGAGTTTGTTTTGTGGTCCAATTCATCTGCGCATTCGCAGCAGGACATTAGCGATGATATTAACGACTATTACGACGTTTTCTAATGGAATGGATACTTATCGAGCCTGAAGGCCAATTGAACAGCTTAGAACGCGCTAAAATCATTTCACGCGAGTTGTACAATTTGGAACGTCCCGTATTTCTACAAAACGACGACGAGGCTGACGCCAACTATTTTGGCATCATTACGCATCCTGATTCAGCAACGCGCGCAGCTTTGTTTGTGGACACTGCGGCAATCATCAAAATACACCCAAGTTGCACCCTTGAACGCTTGGTAGCAATGTTCCCTGAGCTGACGCCCGATGAGCGCTTCGCACTTTCATCTACTATACACCAACTGGACTATATCGTGTTTGGCAGCATTTTGCCACAAAGCGTCACAGTGCGCGATGCAAAATACATGGCGAATGCGGGATGGTTTGTACTGAACGATCCGTGATGCAGGAACTGAGGACACATCTACAAAACGCAATAAACGTCACCTACGTGGGTAGCGTTATGATAGGATACATCAACGACGCCATTGCCATTGTCGCTGGCCTAACGCTCGTTTGGTGGAATGTCGAACGCGCGCTAAAAGCACGCAAAGAGCGTCAAGACGTATGAAATGGTTTAACTACTCTGAGTTTGACAGCCCAGACGAGCCAGGGAGCGGACACTACATGGATCAGGAGTTTCTCGATATGCTCGACGAGGCAAGGTCGCGCGCTGGCATTCCGTTTGTCATCACCTCCGGGTATCGAACCGAGGAACATTCGTATGCTGTAGGCAGCAACGCGGCCAGCTCGCATTGCAAGGGTGTCGCAGCTGACATCTCAGCAGCTACGTCACGCGATCGCTTTTTGATTCTCACTGCACTATTGGAAGTAGGCATTGACAGACTCGGCATCGGCGAAGATTTCATTCACTGTGATATAGATTGGGAGAAGCCTAGCAATGTCATCTGGAATTACACCTGAGCTGGTTAAGCTCCTGGCACGCTTTGACGTGACTGAGGTATTTAAGACTAAAGGCGACCTGCGTAGATGGTCAGCCAAGCGCACTGTGGGCGGGATGATTGCCACAACTGCATGCTACGACATTGCCACTCACGGAATTTCTTGGGAGGCAGTTTGTTTGTGTGGCATCTCTATCATACCTTTAAGTGTGAGCCTCTTAGAGCGCAACAGGGTTTAGATAATTGTTTCATAGTTCGACGGGGGCTGCCTACGGGTGGCCCTTTTCACATCCCTGTGTTTATAAGTAGCATGTAATTGGATGCCGTTTGGATGCCGTCGTGGCATACGTTTGTGTCATGCGATTGCTACACATCCTCCCCTTATTCCTCGTAGCGCCTGTGTGGGCGCAGTGTGACATGGAGTTGTACGGATACAACCCAATCACAACCGAGATGACGATCGTGGTCAAGAATGGCCAATGTGTGACACAGGCAGACAGCGTTGGCGAGTTTCTGCTAGGCTTGACCTTTGACCCTCCTTTGGTCGACACTCCGTTTGACTGCGTGTCTGGCCTTGACTGGGCAAAGCTGATTTTCCCATTGGACTTTCCCGGTTTTGACATCGGTCAAGGTGACGACGACATCTTGCAAAGCGGTGACACAATTAACTTCTTTCTTACTCAAATCCCGTTTTTTGGTTCAGGCACAGCACAATGTTGGATTAATGCAATTGAGGAAGGCGCGTTTTACGACGAGTGCGTTGTGATGGCCATCTATCAAATCAACGACAGCCAAACCATTACAGGCGAGTCAGGATTGTCAGGTGAGCCATATCCAGATGTCGACCCATCAGACAACATTTTGGTGTGGTCGCTCGGTCCATACTGCGAGTCACCGCCATGGCCATACAGACCACCAGTGTACATTCCGGACCCATGCAATGACGACGACATCTTTGTGCCCAACGCATTTACGCCCAACAACGACGGCAAGAACGATGTGTTTCGCGCCATTACCGATGGTGACTGTTGGCTGTTTTGGGAAATGAAAATTTACAATCGTTGGGGTGAGCTGGTATGGCAAAGCGATGTGCCTGGCGCTCAATGGTTGGGCAACAACACAGAAGATGTATGGGGCTGGAGTGTGGCAGATGGCTTGTACTACGTCCCTGACGATGTGTACTACTGGAAGATTCGTGGCCAAAAGCGTGGCGACGTATGGATTGAAATGAACGGACATGTAAACCTTTTACGATGAACAATACCCTTAAACCCAATGGCATTAGCCATACTGTTATGCCCACACACCGGGCAAGCAACTACAACGCGTGGATGCGCACAATCACAAACACAACTGTACCTGCGTACCGTTGGCAAATCACGAAGCATGAACAGGCACCATCCCTATGACCCACGAGGTTGGAAGCGTGGCGCACGCGACATGGGCCAAGGTCATTGCTTTCTGCTGCCTGATCACGGGCGTGAGTTCAAACGCGATGACATGCGCAAGCTTGGCTTTACGCTGTACCAGGACTTCGTAATGAAGCAGGACGACAACTACGAGATGCGCTGGTGGTTCCGCAACACAGAAACGTGGAAAGCTCGTATTGACCGCATTGAACAGATGGGGTATGTAGCCTCAGACAAACTGCAAATAACATGAATGCCTACATGAGACAGTACCCAATTAGACTAAACGTCCGCATGGAAGAAGAGCTGCGGGACGAAGCGCAAAAAGTAGCGCACAAACTAGGAATCAGCACGAGCGCGCTGTTCCGCCTGGCTGTAAAAGACCTTATTGAACGTCAAAACAAATTTTCAAAACTATGAGCTGGTTACCAGACAACATTCACGAACCCAAAGCAGGTTCATACTTCAAGCCAATCAAAGGCAAGCAAAACCGCGTGCGCATCATCTGTGACAAGCCGCTAGTTGGTCACGTACAATGGACGAACGACAAGAAGCCAGTGCGTTGGAAGCTTGGCGATGCACGACCTGAAGCAGACTTTGCAGAAGGCAGCAAGCCGCGTGTGTTTATTGCATGCGCAGTGTGGAACTACGAGGAACGCACAACGCAGGTATGGGAGATTACGCAGCGCACGTTGCAGGAGAGCCTGGACGCCCTGACGCGTGACGCGGACTTTGGACACCCTGCGAACTACGACCTTAAGATTACGCGTAAGGGTGAGGGCATGGATACCACATACAGCATGGTCCCGATGCCTGGCGAGCAGAACGAAGACGTAGTGAACGCCATTGCAGAGTTGCGCGTCAACCTCGACGCATTGTTGAACGGTGAAGATCCGTTTGCATGAAAACCGTTACCAGCGTTAGCGGCGGACAATCATCTGCGTATATCGCTGCAAATTACCCAAGCGATTATCTTGTTTTTGCTTTGGTTTGCTTAGAGGATCGTAGGTGTACACCAAATGATAAGAAGCTCGTACAAATGGTGAGTGACCGCATAGGTCAAGAGTTTATTGCAACAGCGGAAGACGACGTCATATTGCATACCATGTTTGATCTTGAGCAATATCTTGGGCAAGAAATTGCCTGGGTTGTTGGCAGTACGTTTGACGAGGTTACACACAAAAAAGGAGGTTGGTTGCCAAACATGCTGCACAGGTATTGCACGGTTGAAATGAAGCTGCGACCAATGCACAGGTGGTGGCGTGAAAAAATCGGCGAACCTGTAGAAATGCGCATTGGTTTTAGAGCAGGGGAGGAACGTAGGGCAAAGCGCATGCTTGAACGTTGTAATCAAGACGGTCTATTAGAATTTAAGGATGTAATCGGAAAACACGCCAGCGGTCGAAACAAATGGGCAGAAACAGCTTGGCAAAAACCAACGTTCCCCATGATCAACGATAACATTCATCGCGATCGCGTAGTGGAATATTGGAGGAACAAACCAGTTCGTTTTGCGAATCGGAATAATTGCGTGGGTTGTTTCCATCGCAATCCATTGTTGTTGCGTCAAATGTTTGACCAACACCCAGCAAAAATGGAGTGGTTTGCATCGCAAGAACGTCGGGAAAAGAAGGGCACATGGCGTAGTGACATGAAATACGACGACATCAAAAAACACAGATTGCAGTCCGTCATTGACTTTGAAGATATGGGGGAATGTGATTCAGGACATTGCGGGCTATGAGTGATCGACAATTTCGTGGTATTTGGATTCCCGTGCACATCTGGGAAACGTCAGACTTAACAGCTGCGGAGCGTTGTTTGTGGGCTGAAATTGACAGCTTTACAAGCAACAACGGCAATGGTTACTACAAGACCAACCAGCAAGCAAGCGAAGAGCTCGGGGTATCTCAACGCCAGGTATCCCGAGCCTTCGCAAAGCTGGAAAGCATGGGCCTAATTTCTATCACAAAAAAGGGCGTGCGAAGGGTAGCCAAGTCGACACCATGGCGAGATGTCCTAGACTCAGTGGCGAGTAATCCTAGACATGATGGCGAGGTATCATCGCCACAGTGGCGAGGTATAAAGAATAAAGAAAAGAACAATAAAGAACACAATGAAAACACACTGGTGTATGCGGTAGAAGGTGATGAGATGATTGAGTTGTGGAATGTGTGGGTGCGTGAGCGTAAAGCATACGTTAAAGGCAAATACACTCCATACGCTCAACAGCGTGCCATGAATAAGCTGCAAAGACTGTGTAACGAGGATATAGAACAAGCTCGTAAAATCATTGACCAATCAATTACAAATGCCTGGAAAGACTTTTACCCCCTCCGTGAAGAAAGAGGAAAGCAACGGCCTAACCTTGACGCAAGACAAGCACTTGACTGGGCTGCTGGAAGATCCACGTAACAGCATGCGCGCGATGACGCCAGACGTAGCATACAAGGAAGGCTTTAGTATGAGCCTTGCGCAAAAAACAAAGCCGGTAGAATTACGAGTCATGTTGCTCACGGAGTTGGAGCGCCTTACGAGACATGTGAATGCAACTCGCACATTTCAGACACAAACAGACCTGCAAGACGCTGTTGATGACATCTGTGAATTGTTCCCCTCCTTGAAAGTGGAAGAGGTGCTCACTGCATTCAAGCATATCCGTCAAGGGCGTTTCCAACTCTTTGGCAACTTCACTACGAACACCATGCTTGACTGCATACGCCAGTACGAGATGCAGAACACAGTTAGCATGCGTGAGCAAGAACACAAAGAGCGCAAAGAGGTGTTGACCGCATCCCTTGACGTGAAACGACTAATTGCCGACCTTGATAGAGAAGGCAAGCTCAAGACCTCACGACAAATCCTTGATCGCAAATACATTCCATATCCTAATGACAAGACGGACTACACCGAAACCAAAGAACAGAAACAACACAAAGAAGAAACCGCGCAAGAAGCCAGGTCCGAAACCAACCAAGAGAGGACTAAAAGAAAAGCTTGACCGCGCGTTCTCATGGTACATACGCCTTACACACGCAGATGAGGATGGCAACTGCGCTTGCTTCACCTGCGGCAAGGTGTTACCATGGTATAAGATTCAGAATGGCCACTTTGTGAGCCGTCGTTATTTCTCGACGCGCTGGCGACACGACAACTGCAGACCACAGTGTTACGCATGCAACATTGCAAACAGCGGCGAGCAGTGGAAGTTTGGCAAGGCACTAGATGCCTTCTACGGCGAGGGACACGCCGACAGAATGTTCCGCTTATCACAGAAACCCTATCAACCTACAATCGAAGACTATGAAACTTACATCGAATACTACGAAGGCCACGTTGCAACCATACTCGCAAGAAGAATTAAGAGAGATCGCCGAGAACGTGAGACAATACCGAGTAAAATCCGTGAGGCACTACGCATATACAAATGACAAGGGACAGTGCATCATGTACGAAGCACACATGGGCACGGGCACAACAGTGCGCAAGGAACAGTTACATGAAATAGAAAAAGACTTATACATCCGTGGCGCACATCAACCGAAAGAGTCGTCGACCTATACACTCAAAGTCATCGGCACAACCATATGCTAAACGCAAACAAGACAAACGATACTGGACATACAGATGGAAGCAACTACGCAAGACATTCTTAGCACACAACCCCGTATGCGTCAAGTGCGGCTGGGCAGCGACAGTGGTCGACCACATCAGGCCAGTGACACAGGGCGGCAACTTCTGGCATGGTCCATTCCAAGCCATGTGCAAGCCGTGCCACCAGCGCAAGAGTGCCAAGGAGAAGGCTGGTACGACGACGTGACGTGGACGTGGGGCGACTACTATGACGAGCTCACATACATCACCTACGAATGAAGGGGGGTAGCCCATCGCAAAAATGAATATGACATCGACATACAT